AGCTAATTTACGTTGTTTGCTCGAATAAGATCCTTTTGGCATTAGATAGCAGAAGTAATAGCACCAGTTGTTACAAAACTAACTGATACTGTAGAAATATCACCAACAGTAGAACTAAATGAAGTTCCTGTAATAATTCCATTAAAACTTAATTTTTTACTGCCTGATGTATCTAAGAAAAGATTAAATGAAGCATCACCAGCATCTTCAGCAGTTAAAACATCTGTAATAATTTCAGCAGTATCATCACCAGATGTTGCTGTATAAAGAAGATCAACAGTACCAGAACCAGAAATTAAAGATCCTACATATTTTCTAGCTGTATCGCCATGAGCAGTACATTCTAATGTGTCTTTTGTTGTATCTAATGTCCAACCTGTTGTAGAAGCTATAGCTCCAACTGTTCCAGTTCCGTTATCAAATGATACAGAGCCTTCTTCACCACGAAAAAATGCCATGATTTTAAGAAAATTTTACTTATAACAATATATTACCTTGAAACTGCAACTTTCACAGTTATTTTTTCTTTTTAGTTGATTTTTTTGTAGTTTTTTTCTTCTTACCCTTTCTAATAGAAGCTACATACCCCTTACATCTAGCTAAAGCGTGATTTGATGCCATTTTTAGCTCCTTTTTTTAGTTTTTTTACGTCTATGTTGATATGTTATCTTCTTACTGCTTGTTTTGGCACGTTTAAATCTTGCTTTTTCACTTGCTGACATTTCTCCAGTAGTCTTAGGTGTCTTACTTGATACACGCTTGCTTGGTCTACAAGCTGGATAACCTCGTTTTTCACCTTTTTGACGGCCACAAGGTTTACCAGTTTTAACATCAACCCATTTTTCTTTGAACCAACGGGTTAATCCACCACTACTTCTTGCCACGTTTGCTCTCCGTGCGGTAAGTTCCTCCACGTTTTTTGTACTCTCGTACAAGCCACGCATTAGCATAAGCACTTGGGTAAACCTTAAATTTACGCTTTGCTTCTGCTTTTACCCTAGAGTATAACGCTTTATTGACAGGAACATTTGCCACGTTTTTTACCTCCCTTCTTTTTCTTCTTCTTTTTCTTTGTAGTTGAGTGATACATAGTAAGAATTAGGTAGTTCTTAGTATATTCTAAACGAAGTTTGGCCTAGTGTCTCTGGCTTCGCCAAATTAAATTGCTGTAGACAAAGATAACCAAAAGCATCAAACGCATGGTCAACTCCTAAATTTTTATTAGGTAAACCAGTATTCGGTGCATAAGTTAAAGTTCTAAGTGATTTTATCAATTCTTTACAACGTGGATGTATTAATGTTCTTCTTTCTCCATTAGCGTCATACAAAGCAGTGTTAACAGCAGTAATCTTATCTCTAATTTTCCAGGGTGATTTAGGACTCATAACAGTAAATCCACTCCTTCTTAAAATATTGTGGTCCGTAACTCCGACTCCACTTGTTTTTCTTGCACTACCTGTTGGGTCAGGACAAGCAATAATCCTTCGATCCACCCCATATCGCCTTGTAACTTCTTCTGCAAAATCCCATGTGGTAGCTCCACCCGTCAACATAATCTCATCAAACACATAAAGCATATCGTTATGCTTGACAGCACAAATTCCCGCCATAGGGTCAACGTTAAAATCCAATCCTAAAATTAAAGGCAGCATATGTAGGTCTTGCACTTCTTTATCAATATTGTCATCAGCAAAGCTGACAGCTACTAAACCAGTAAGATTTTCAAAACTAGCTTCAAATTCTTGTCTAAATGTCCTTGCATCTAATTGTGACCTAGCTGCTTCTACTTCTTCTGCTGCTACATTCCCTCCCTCAATCGTGGTAAAACTCCACCTTTTCCAATCTTCCCAATCTTGTTCGCCACAATAACACCACATATCATAAAACCAACTGGCAGTGCCATCAGGTGTACTAATAAACAATGCCCAACCCTGTTTATCAGCCAAGGCTGGTCGAATTACCTCTGCCCATACATCTCGATCCATAAATGCAGCTTCATCTAATACAACACCAGCTAAACTTCTTCCCCTCAATGCCATTGCATTTTCAGTTCCTTTCAACTCAATAGTTGATCCATTTATTAACTCCAACCTTAAATC